CTTCAAACAGGTTCATTAGGTAGCATTGTAGCAAACGCAACTTGCGATTACACTGCATCGGGAACTTTAACATTGGCTGAAAAAATTATAGAGCCAGAAGAATTTCAAGTAAATTATGACATCTGTAAAAAAGACCTTGTAAATTCTTGGGAAGCTGAGCAAATGGGATTTTCTGCATTTGACAATTTAGCACCATCACTATCTGATTTTGTTATCGGATATACTGCTGCTAAAGTAGCTGCACAAGTTGAAAACACTATTTGGAGTGGACAAACTGCAAACGCTGGAGAATTTGACGGATTTTACTACTTGGCTACTGCAGGTGGTTCGGGTTGTGTTGCCGTAACAGGTACAGGAGTAACTGCTGCAAACGTAATTGACGAAATGGGTAAAGTAGTTGATGCTATTCCACAAGCGGTTTATGGTAAAGAGGACTTATTTATTTATGTTGCTCCTAACGTAGCAAGAGCATACATCCGTGCTTTGGGTGGATTTGGTGCTAACGGACTTGGTGCAAACGGTGTAAACAACGAAGGTACAACTTGGTTTACTAACGGAGCATTGTCTTTCGATGGTATTCCTGTAGTAGTTGCACAAGGTTTACCTGCTTCATCAATGATGGCAGCACAAAAATCTAATATGTTCTTTGGAACAGGACTTCTTTCTGACCACAACGAAGTAAGAGTGTTGGATATGGCAGAACTTGACGGAAGCCAAAACGTAAGAGTAATTATGCGATTTACTGGTGCCGTTCAAATGGGTATTAATTCAGACGTAGTTATCTACGCTTAATATTAACTAGAATTAAGAAAGGGTGGGTAAAATTGCCTACCCTTTTTTATTCATAAAAACTTTTAACAAATGAGTTGTGATATTACAAACGGTCGTGTAGAAGAGTGCAAAGATTCGGTTTCTGGATTAAAAGCCATTTACTTTGCGAACTTCGATGACTTAGACACAGACAACATCACTTACGATGTAACAAACACAGATACAATTGACACTTGGGTTCCGGCATCACTTTTATCTTTGTATAAGTACGAATTAAAGTCAAACGAAAATTCGTTCACGACTGCCGTACAAACTTCAAGAGATAACGGTACTACATTCTTCGAGCAAACACTTGCTATTTCTTTAAAGAAACAAGACCAAGCTATGCACAAGAATATTAAACTACTTGCATACGGTAGACCAAGAATTATTGTTCGCACTATGACAGACCAATTTTTCTTAATGGGATTGGCACAAGGTTGTGATACAACTGCTGGAGAAATTTCTTCTGGTGCAGCACTTGGAGACTTTAACGGTTACAAATTAACTTTTGTAGCAAGTGAAGTTCTACCAGCAAACTTTATTGATGTTTCTACGGAAGCAGCATTAAAAACTGCTTTTGCAGATGGTAGTGGAGCAGATGCTTCAATCGTAACGGCGTAAGGTTTTTCTTTTCCTTTCATAATGTAATTAGGCACTTTTCGGAGTGCCTTTTTTTGTTTATATACTAATCAAAAGTTTTGTTTAGATTTATGGCTTTTTAGTTTAATCGCATTTCTCACGTTTTTAATATGTGCGTAAGTGAGCAAAGAAGAAAGTTCGTTAGAACGCACGAAAACGCATATTTCGGCATTTGTATAATTCGTTTTTTATTACTATGGAAACACGAAATAAAAACAAAAAATTGAAAAAAAAGTTATTATAGTATAATGATAATTTTAACTACAAGCGGAGTACAACAGACGTTTAGTTTCATACCAAGAAGCCAAACATACGACACTTTAAATTTAACAGACGAACAACTAAACACAACCGTAGCCGTAACAATACAAGCAAGTACAACTGGCGATTATTACGATACAATTAGTGCCGTGTTTTCGTTGAAAGAAGGACACTTCTATAAGCTTGAATTAAAAAACGGTAGTACGGTAGTTCATAAAGATAGAGTATTTTGCACCGACCAACCTGTAGCAACTTATTCAGTAAACAACGGACAATATACAAGCCAAGCATCGAATAACGAATTTATAATTTATGAGTAAGGACATACACATATTAGAATTAGCTGCCTACGAGCAACCAACTATTACAGAAAGTAAACGTGAAGATTGGGTAGAGTTTGGCGATGATAACAACTATTACCAATTCTTAATTGATTGCTACACAAATAGCACTACACAGAACGCTATTATAAACAACACCAATAGATTAGTATATGGAAAAGGTTTAAGTGCGTCAGACGCTTCGAGAAAGCCAAATGAGTATGCTTCTATGATGGCTTTGTTTAGTAAGAAATGTACAAGACATCTTGTAAGTGACTTGAAGCTATTAGGACAATGTGCTATGCAAGTCATATACACGAAAGACAGAAAGAAAATAGCACAAGTTGAACATATACCAGTACAACTTTTACGTGCCGAAAAATGCAACGAAGAAGGCAAAGTTGAAGCTTACTATTATAGTGACGATTGGACAGACACTAAAAACTATAAACCACAAAGAATACCAGCTTTTGGATGCTCAAAAGAACCGATTGAAATCTATTTTTGTAAGCCATATTCCGTCGGTTTAAAATATTACGCACTACCCGATTATATTGGTTGTTTGCCTTATTGCACACTTGAAGAATCAATAAGCGAATACTTAATAAACGAAGTAAACAATGGCTTTAGTTCACGATCCGTTATAAACTTTAACAACGGTCAACCAAGTGACGAACAACAACGACTAATAAAAAACAAAGTTCTAAACCAACTTACAGGAACGCAAGGTGAAAAGGTTATCGTATCGTTTAACAACAATGCCGAATCAAAAACAACCGTTGATGCGATGCCAGTTAATGATGCACCAGACTTATACGCAACACTTGCTGAAGAATGCTTAAGAAAAATAATGCTTGGTAACAATGTTACTTCGCCTTTATTATTTGGAATCGCAAGTAGTAACGGTTTTAGTTCAAATGCAGATGAGTTAAAAGATAGTTTTATTCTTTTCGATAATATGGTTATTAGACCAATGCAAGAACTATTGATTGATGCGTTTGATGAAATACTTGCATACAACGGTATATCTTTAAACTTGTACTTTAAAACATTAAAGCCATTAGAATTTACCGATTTAAGTGGTATGATGGACGAAGAGCAAATTGAAGAAGAAACAGGTTTAGAATTAAGCGAAGTAAACAAAGAACTACAAGACTTTATTGCTTTAGGCGAAGAAGAAAACGAAGAATGGCTTTTATTAGATGAATATGAAGTAGATTACGAAACAGACGATGAAGAAAACACATTGCTTTCAAGCGACATAAAAACAAAACTAAGTTTTAAAGACAAATTAATTAATCTTGTTTCAACAGGTGTAGCTTTTCCCAATGCTAAAGACCCTAAACAAGATGAAATAGTAGACGGTATTAAATTTATGACAAGATATGTTTATGCTGGTGGCATACAAGACAATACACGAATATTTTGTAGAACTATGCTACAAGCTAATAAAATATATCGTAAAAAAGATATTTTAAATATGAAGACCAAAGCCGTAAACCCAGGTTGGGGCCCGAGAGGAAAAGACACTTACTCTATATGGCTTTATAAAGGCGGAGGTAATTGCCATCATTTTTGGCAGAAGCGTATTTATGTTTCTTTTGAAGGTACAGGTATAGATGTTCGTTCTCCTTTAGCAAGAACGGTATCAATCGAAAAGGCAAGAAAATACGGTTACTCTATAAAAAACAATAGTGTTTTAGTTGAAAAAAGACCTATTGATATGAAGAACAGAGGTTTCTTACCTAAAAATAAAAAGCAATAATATGGCAACGGCATTATTAATAACAAGAGATGATGTAGTAAGATACACAAACGTAAACGGAAACGTAGACGTAGATAAATTCATACAGTTTGTTCTTATAGCACAAGATATTCATATACAATCTATGCTTGGCACTAAGCTACTTGAAAAGATACAAGCAGACATTATAGCTGGTACTTTAGCTAATCCGTATTTATCGCTTTTAACGACTTATATTAAGCCGTGCTTAATTCATTTCGCCCTTGTTGAGTTCCTCCCTTATAGTGCTTATACAATAGCAAATAAAGGTGTATATAAACACGGAGCAGAAAACAGCGAAACAGTAAGTAAAGAAGAAGTAGATTTTATGATTGAAAAACAACGACAAACGGCTATGCACTACAAAGAAAGGTTTGTTGACTATATTTGCAACAATAGTGCATTGTTTCCAGAGTACAACGCAAACGAAGGCGAGGATATGTTCCCGAACGACAGTACGAACTTTACAGGTTGGTGTATATGAAAAAAAGAAAGTATACTATAAAAAAACGAAACATAATTCGTTTACAAAAGTTTTTAAACAAATTAGAAGATGGCAGACATAAAGATAAGTGCGTTAACGGCAAAGAGTGCTAATTTAGCAACTACAGACCGTTTTGCAATAGCGGAAAGTGCTGGAGGTGGTTCTTTCAATAGTAAGCACGTTACAGGCTCAGAAATTATTGACGGTGTAAAATTAACGACTACACGAGCCGTTTCAAGTTTTCCGAATACTTTGGCTTTAGCAGATGCAAACAAGTTCTTAAAATTAGACGATACAAGTGCTAACGTAACCACAATACCTCCAAACAGTTCGGTTGCTTTTCCTACAGGAACACGAATAGAAATTACACAGAGTAATAGTGGACAATCACAAATAGTTGCTGGAAGTGGTGTTACTTTAAGAGCGGCTGGAGGTGCATCTAAACTATCAGCACAATATGCAACTGCTACACTATTAAAAGTGGCAACAGACGAATGGTATTTATTTGGTTCAATAACAACTTAATTTTAGAAAAATGGCAGTTACAAACGGATGGGGACAAGGAGCAGTTAATAGTACCAATAATTGGGGAAAAGGCGAAGACAATGCTACAAATAGTTGGGGCAAAGTTTACGATGCAAGTTCAAGCGGTGACACAAACATAACAGGTAGTGGCGGCACACCAGCTTTTGTTAATACTAAAAGCATAGAATTGGATGGAGTAGATGATTCGGTTGATTGTGGAAATGATTCAAGCCTACAAATTACAGGTGCAATGACTATAAGTGCTTGGGTAAAAACAACAAGCAACGGAGCAACAAAAGCAATAGTTGGAAAAGACTCTGTAGGAAAGGCAAGTAAAAGAAGTTATTTATTCTTTATGAGTTCAGCAGGAAACTCTGTTGGGATTGGTATTTATAAAAGTGGAACGTTTACATTTACTAAAGGTACAACTGCAGTCAATACAGGTGATTGGTTTCACGTTATGGGTGTTAATACAGGAACAGATTTAAAGATTTATATCAACGGAGTTTTAGAAAACACAAATAGCGGTGGCGGTGGTACAATTGACAATGGCTCTGATATCCTTCAGTTAGGGAGGAGGAATGGAAGCAATGTTGCGCAACGTGCTTTTTGGAATGGTAAAATTGATGAGGTAGCTATTTGGAATAGTGACCAAAGCACAAACATTTCTACAATTTATAACAGTGGTGTGCCATCGGATTTATCGTCATTAAGTCCTGTGAGTTGGTGGCGATGTGGAGACGGTGACACAAGTCCATCGTTAACAGATAACGGAAGTGCAGATAATACTGGAGCAATGATGAATTTTACAACATTTAGTACAGACGTACCAAGCTAAAAAGATATGAAAAAAATAGCAGAAACATACGCAATAATTAAAACTAAGGATTTACCAAGTATTGACTTTTCACAGATAGGAGAAACAAGTGCAAACAGTATTGTGAAATCAGTAGACGAAACACAGTTTGTAATTAAATACAATTCAATACCTACCTTTATAGCAGATGAAACAGTTGAACCTGTAGAAATTTTATCGCATAGGGGTTGTTTAGAATTAATGCTTACACCTTTTTGGTTTGGCGAATCCGAAGAAATATAATGAGACATACAAACGTACTTGCAATATTGTATTTTATTAGTGGCTACTTTGCTGCTATTACAATGTTGTTTAGTACACAATTACACATACAGGCATTTGGTGTTTTCTTTGTAATTTACCTAACTTATATGCTTGTAGAACAACTTGAACAATGAAAGAACAGTTACTTTTGCTGATTACTAAAACTAAACTATATTCAATGGAACTATTAGCTATTGTCAGCAGCTTCTTTTTGCCTATTTACGGCATATTAATTTTAATCTTTTTTTGTATTGTGTTCGATACAATTACAGGAATTTGGAAAGCCAAAAAAACGAACACACCAGTAACAAGCAGAAGACTAAGTGCAATCATTTCTAAAATCTTATTGTACGAAGCAACTGTAATGCTTTTTTACTTGATGGACTTTTATCTATTAAACGATATTATTTTAACGTTTTTTAGTGTTGAGTTATTAACTACCAAAATACTTGCTTTAGTTCTTGTTTCTGTAGAAGTCATTTCTATAAATGAAAACTATAAAGCGGTAAAAGGCATCGACTTGTGGGCATCACTTAAAAACCTATTTGCACGAGCGAAAGAAGTTACACAAGATTTTAAAGACGTAAAGAAAAATGGAAATTTGTAAAACGTGCAGACAACCAATTAAAAACACATCTAAATATTTGTGGATATTTGAAAACGGACACGGTGGTATTATAGACGGTGTGTACCAAACTCCTGGTAAACGTTCACCAATTTGGAGTGACGGAACGCAATTATTTGAAGGTGAGTTTAACCGAAGTATTGTTAAACGATTGATCAGGCTTTGCGAAAAAGCAAACATCGACTATGTCAATTTGGTAGATACTAATGTTGATGTAAGCCTTGCAGAAAGAACTTCTAAAGCAAACGAAATATACAGAAACACGAATAAGCCTTGTATTTATGTTTCTATTCACGCTAATGGCTTTAGTGAAGAAAGTGCAAACGGGTGGGAAGTATTTACAAGCAGAGGCGAAACAAAGAGTGATGAAATTGCACAAGTGCTATTTGAAAAAGCACAAGCAGAATTTCCTACTTACAAAATGCGTAAAGACTATAGAGATGGCGATGCAGATAAAGAGGCAAACTTTTACGTTTTAAGAAATACTGCAATGCCAGCGATATTGAGTGAAAACTTTTTTATGACAAACGAAAAAGAATGTCGCTTAATTATGAGTGAAGAAGGGCGTGACCGTATTGCTAAAATACACTTTGAAATGATTCAAGAAATTGAAAAATGAGAATATTCTATTTATTTTGCGTTTTAGCGCTTTATTCTTGCTCTGCTAAGTATCACTATAACAAAGCACTAAAAAAGGGCTTAGAAGTCACGAAACAAAGCGACACGATAAGAATTAGCACAATAGATTCTGTGCCTGTAATAAAACACGATACAATAGTTTACGAAAAATTCTTTAGTTCTAAAGACACGGTAATAATGTACAACAATGTTTATGTGCCACAAACACGGTTAGAAACACGAATTGAATACAAGCTAAAAAGAGATACCTTACGACTGATCAAAAAAGTTGAAGTACAAAAGGCAAGAGCAGCTAAAAGAACTTGTTGGCAGTGTTTTCTAATTGCTATACTTGGTTTAGGTTTGTTGGTGCTTGTCCTTTTTAAATTAGTACAAAAATACTTATGAAGCTTATAAAACACGGAAGAAACGTACACGAATTACAATTAGAACATACGAACAAGGTTGCGATGTTATCCGATTTACATTGGGACAACCCAAAATGCGACCAAGAACTACTAAAGAAACATCTTGACTATTGCAAAGAAAATTCTATTCCTGTTATGATTAACGGAGATATGTTTTGCTTAATGCAAGGACGTGGTGATAATCGCAGAAACAAAAACGATATACGACCAGAACACAACAACGCAAGATATTTAGATTCTATTGTAGAAACGGCAGTTGAATGGTTTGCACCGTACGCAGACATACTTACGGTTATTGGTTATGGCAACCACGAGACAGGTATTATTAAGTGGCAAGAAACAGATATTTTACAAAGATTTGTAGACTTGCTTAATTTAAAATGTCATTCCAACGTGCAAACAGGTGGTTATGGTGGTTGGTTAATTGTTAAAATTTTAACGCATACAAAATCTTTTCCTTTTAAAATAAAATACTTTCACGGTTCTGGTGGTGGTGGCGTTGTGACTAAGGGTGCTTTAAACTTGACAAGGGCTTTAGAAATGTATGAAGGTTTTGATGTGTTTAGTATGGGACACATTCACGAAAACAGTTGTAGAAATGATGTACGAGATTGTTTAACACATCACAGTAAAACAGGCTATAAAGTAGAACATCGTTATTTGCACAGTATGATTACAGGAACATACAAAGAAGAATATCAAGAAGGTGCTTATGGTTGGCACGTTGAAAGAGGCGCACCCGTTAAACCCTTGGGTGGACGCATACTTGAATTAAATTTAGAACGTAAACGCACAGACGGTCACGATTTAATGATAAAAGCCATAGATTCACGAAGATTTATATAATTTTTTTTAATACATAACTTGTTGTTTTATAGCACGTTATAAAATAATTGTAATTTTTTTTGTTAAAAAGTTTCATAAAATTGTTAATTAATAGAAAAACATTATTATATTTGTGTATACAAATTAATTAAAAACAAAACAAAAATGAAAGTATTAGCAAAATTTACAACATCAAAAGGTAATAAGATTGAGATATACAAAACACCAAACGGATGCGTTGTATCTGACAGGTCTTGCCAACTTGAAAGAACCTACATATTAGGGCAAGAAACGTATTTAAATTGGGAACAACTTGAAAGCGGCTACAAAAAAGTAAGAACAATTAGCCAAGTTATTAACGCTTGGAAAAACGAAGAAATACATTTTTAATAAAAAAACACTTATGAAAACACGAATGGAAAAATTACAAATTTTAGTAGGACTTGAAGAAGGTATACAAT